TGTAAGAATTAATCTTATTTTCAATCCAACGAATGGACAATTGACCTGCTTGAGTCACACCGAGGGCCATTCTCAAATCGTAAAAACGAAAGTATTGAGAACCCAAAGCACCATAAGCTGAATTCAATGAAACTTTCTTCGCAAGTTGCAGGTTATTATAACGAGCAACTAGTTTTCCAATTTCTTCTTTCTTAACAGGATTTTTCTCATCGATATATTCCTGTTTACACTTCAACATCAACTTCTTAAACTTCTTCCGATCTTCATACATTTCTTCAAGCATTTTTGGCAAGAAGCCTTGAATATCGGTTCTAAAGTATTGACCATTTGGCGTGAGTGTCATCTGAAGATTGTTCAGAATATTTGTGTTCAAACTTTTGGTCAATAAATTTTCAACATTTGTATCCAAAGACAGTTGACGCATTTCAGAAGTGTAGTTTTGCGGCTCAACCAATGTCTCTGGTGAAATGTTGTACATCATCATCAAGTGTGGATACAGGCTGTCTAGGTCGAACGAAGCAACCCAATCATGCATACCAACCTGAGGATCTTTTACATATGCGCCTTCAAACGCTGAATCTTTTCTTTGAATCTCTTTCGGCGGAACAATAATACCCTTTTCTAGCAAATATGCGTAGATAAGAGAATCCCACATACGAGTCTGAGCAAACACATCTTCATAGTTTGTTTTCGTATCGTAAGCAAGAGTCAAAGCAAGTTCAATAAGTTTTAGTTTGTCTTCAAGTTTAACGACAAGTTCCACATCTTTGATGTTATACTCAATAAATTTTTGATAGTTGAGTTTATACAATTGGTGCAAGTTGTCGTATTCGTCATAAGAGATTTTTGTTTCATTTAGTTCTACACCTGCAATATGATTTAACGAATAAGATTCTTGTGACTTACCGGCAGGAGCATACCATCGATACATTTCAATGTAATCAAGCGCAGCAATGCCAGTCATATTGTAAACTTTCTTTTGTTGGCCTTTGTGTACGAAATTTCTTTCCCACACATTATTCCACGGTGAAAGTTTCTTTGTTTCGTCTTCGCCAAGAATGCGATTGAAACGATTAACAAGATACGGAATATCGAAGTAGTCAATGTTCCAACCAGAAACTACATCAGGATAATTATCTTGCCAATCTTTCAGAAAAGTTTTGCAAAGTGTCCATTCATCTTTACATTGGACATAGTTCTCATTGCCTTGTTTTTCATACTCGCCACAACCATAAACAGTAATGCCGCCATTCAATTGACGAACAGCAATTGCTGTGATTGGTTCTGTTGCCTTATACGGATCAGGAAAACCATTGTCTGAACCAACCTCAATATCAATGATTACAATTGAAAGTTCTGAAATATCCCATTCGATTTGGCCACGATGTTCATCAGCAATATAAGCATATTCAAACCGATCATTGCCATAGATTTTAAAGTTTTCTACTTCTTCATATCGCTTAACAAAGTCACGAGCTTCACGAATTGTTTCAAAACGCTTTGCTTCTAGATTTTCACCAAATAGAGTTTTCCATCCTGTATTTTTATTAGAAGGCAAAAACAAAGTCGGCGAGTATTCAATTTTCTTCTTGACTCGCCGACCGTTGTTTACACCTCGATACAGAATGTTATTGCCTTGTACGGAAATGTTCGTATAATATTTCATCCTTGCAGTATATCACAACTTTGGAAGAGTTGAGGCAATTTGAATGCGGCTGAAAACTTGCCGATAATTATCTTCAAGTTCACTCACTGGTGTACTCAACATCAATACATTTTCCATTGAGACTTTGAAACCAGTTTTGAACTCTTCAGCATACTCAACAAAAGGAACAAACATGATGCCAGATCCCTCTTTTGTTGGTTGTGTAACTACCTGAAGTGGTTCTTTCAAGGTAATTGTGGTGTCATCAATACAATCTACATCAGCAATGATTGTATGATTAGTTTTAAATGTTACAAGTTTAATTGTCATTGTGTGCTCACTTCCATTTCAGCGGGAAAAACTCCCAATGTAACCCATCGCTTCGGAAATAGCATTTCCCGTCCTTCAAAGTCCCTCATATCATAATTTGGATCGGCCACAAAGCCAATCACTTCAACCATGTTATCATACTCCCTCAAAGCGAGGTCGTACTTTTCAGCACGAGGCAGTTTGTATTCAAAAGCCATCTTCTTTGCAATTTCACGAACGTTCATATTTTTCTCCCATCAAACGAACTTACTAAAATCAGGTGCTTGCCAGTTTTCTGGCTTCATTACTTTACCGTCTTCTCTTTTGAGAACTTTTTTTGTTGCAGGATCAATCTTCCTTAGATTACTTAGTGCGCCTTCATCCCAAATTTTATTAGGATTCCAACCTCTAGACAACATGTAACCAACAATAACCCACATCATATCAAAACAAGCATCAGCAGTTTCAACATTATCAAAGTTCTTTCGAGCCTCTAGAAACTCTTCGTATTCTTCTTTGATAAGTTTTTCATACAGTTCAGCTTGTTTGAAATTGGGAGTTGTGGTCGATTGACCAGCAGCAACCATAAATTCTTCAACATCTTTAAACACACTCATTTTCAAGTTCTTTTCAGTAGTTCAGATTGATAAGTTCGCTGTCTTAGTTCAGAAGAACTAAAACGATGCTTGCGGGAGTTGTACCAAATTTTGATACCACGGTCCTCACAAATCTCTTTGCCTGTAAAGTCTTTGCCTTCATATTCTTCACCAATAATTCTCATTGTGATTGGCATAAACATCAACAAATCTTCAAGGTCTTTTTCGGTATCATAAACAACAATTTCATCTACAAACTTCACAGCAGAAAGTTGTACATACCTTTCTACGATGGATTGTACTGGTTTGTTTTTGGTACCAGGTCTATCGACTGTTGGATCACTTTGTAAACCAACAATCAAATAGTCACATATTGTTTTTGCTTCAGCCAGCATGAGAATATGTCCGGCATGAAGCAAATCAAATGTTGAACAGGTGAAACCAATAGGTTTACCAATCATATCATCAGGTAAAATTAACATAACAACTCCAAATTATTTAATAATTGTTGGGAGCAATCGGAAATTTTCGTATGATAATCGCATTAGTATCACTTTCTAAGTAACAATCCAATATATCACCTTCTTTCCATCCCATTTGTTCCATTAGTTCTGGCGGTATTTCTACAAGTGCATCACCATTCTCTAAAATTTCAAGCACTTGACTTGTGTATACTTTATTAGACATTGTTCACATCCAATTTACATTTCTTTAAAAATTCTATGCCATCATCAGTGCGATAGGCATTGCGATAGTAAACAGAATTGATGCCACTCTGATAGATAAGTTTCGCACAATCAAGGCAAGGCGCATGTGTGATAAACATTGTTGCACCATCACCAGATTCGGTTGATTTGGCTAACTTAGCAATTGCATTTGTTTCAGCGTGCAAAACTTCTGGCTTTGTTTTGAGAACATAGTTTCCTAAATGATCAGCATCTGCATGTTCACAATCATTGTCCCAACCAGAAGGCATACCATTGTAACCAATAGAAATAATTCTATCATCTTTGACAACAATAGCACCGACATGCAATCTACGAGCTGAAGAAAGTTCTGCGAACACTTCAGCCGTTTTCATATACGCATCAATAAACTTTTGTTTCATATCAAATTTTAACACATAATGGCAGAAAAGGTTTTTCCGATTCAAGCGGTCTTTCATATCCAATATAACCACGAGGATTACACAAAACACGAGTCGAACCCATCATGTAATCAAACTTACGATGGGTGCGACCATGTGTCCAAACTTTAATTTGTGGATGACTCGAAATAAATTCGCTCAAGTTTGAAGCATAAGCACCACAAACAACTGGGTTGTTTCTATAAGCTGGTCTCACGGATTGTATAGACGGGCCATGATGACTCACAACAACAAATTTACTTTTAGGTTTTTTCGCAATAGTTTTACGAATAAATTCTAAAAAAAGTTTATGTTCATCAACAGAATCTTTTGCTGTAAATGTTTTATTAGAATTACGAATAAGTCCCTTATAGTCATACATAAGAAGTGAGATCACATCTATTACTCCGGGATCTTCTTGATACATATCGGTCCAAAGAGTACCGCCGATAAAAGTTACACCTTTGATTGTCACAGTTTCTTTTTCTAGAAGGTGTATAGAAAGCATGTCACATACTTTACGAAGTAAACCGTAAGACTGAGTGAAATCACCGCCATAGTGCTCAGCATTTCCCATAATGTAAATTACATGTTCATATTCTTTTTTACAATTAACAAGAAATTGTATAAATCTTTTTGTAAAGAAATTATCATGCACAGTCAAATAGGAAGCTGACATAATATCTCCAGACAAAATTAAAACATCCGCTTTTTCTGGATTTACAGGATACCAATCACCAAACTCAAGATGTATATCAGACACCAGCGAAATTTTCATACAGTTTTGTACAGTTACATTATAAAGAAACTCAAGGGAGAGTCAAGCTCTCCCTCTCATTTATGCCGCCTTTTCTTCTTGTAGAAGTTGTGGCTTAAATGATTCTAGATTACCACCAATTTCAATCTTGCGTGGCTTCTTATGGTCAGGAATAACATTCTCTAGACCAATTCGAAGAATGCCGTCTTTGAACTCGGCACCACGAACTTCGATTGTATCAGCGACCGTAAAAGACTTAGTGAAAGAACGAGTACCAATACCACGATGAACATAATTTAGGTTGGTTTCTTTTTCTTTCTTTTCGCCTTTGACCACTAGGTTTCCATCCTCAATCAAAACATCAATTTCATCTTTTGCAAAACCAGCAACTGCCAGTTCTACAACATAACGATTGTCATCTAGTTTAATGATATTATGTGGAGGAAAATTACCAGCCTTGGATTGATCATCTTTTAGAAGACGCTCAACATCATTAAAAAATCTTTCAAAACCAAGTGTGGTGTGGTGAAGTGGGCGAAAGTTACCAAGAGGTACATAAGTCATAGTTTTCTCCTTATTAAGCAAGTTAATGAAAAATGCCAACCCATTAGGCGTTGGCACCGGTGGATATTTTACTAGCCTTCGCCGGCATGCTAGTCCCATCCCGAGGGATAATTCTATTTATTCAGAACCTCAAATGCTTTTCGGTTAACAAGGTATTTTCTGTTTGGGTTATCTTCTTTGTAAACATAGATGAATTCAATTCCATCCTTGTCTACCACCTCATTATAATTATCGGTAAAAACAATCTCCCCTGTATAGAGATTTTTCAACCTCACGATTTTGGTTTTCATGGTAATTACTCAACTCTCTTTTTTCCTATCGTATACTTACTTACAAGTTCCCAATCGTCTTTTTCTTTGTAAGCTATAATCTTAATTTGATGCAATGGTGCTAAATTGTTTTGAATCTTTTCTTTTTCGTCTTTAAGAATCTTTAACAAACCCCATTCTTCTAAGAGATTTGCAATGGCATTTCTTCGTTGTATATCGTTTTCTGTGATAGTAGAAGGTTTTCCATCTAATGCAAATAACTCTTTGAAGTGTAGAATTACATAGCGTCCCTGTTTGTGTAAAATGTGGCAGGATTGATACAACACTTTTTCTTTTCTGGATGAAACTCCTATTCTAGTTAGTGTCTCTCTAACTTTTAGGAATGCATCTTCGTCTTCGAGTGTTATTTCAACTCCAACCCCTTTAAAAATATCAGACATATCATTTCCTCAATCCACCGCTTTCGGTTTTTTCTTTTAGTTCTTGGATTTGATTTTCACTAAGAAGGGGCAGAACTTCAAGAGCCCTCATGTCCGAATAGTTGAA